TGATACGTCTGGCAATACTGAGCCGGTGGCATCAACAAAAATTTCAGTGGGAGTTAAATCAATATCATTTAATAATTCATAATCACCAAATGATCCATCATTTTTTCCATATAATTTTAAACGACTAACATCTCCAGTATCTGGATCTAGATTGTTAACTTGCATTAATGCAAAAGATTGTGAATTTTGTGTTACTGTATAATTAGGAGTAACATTATATTGAATTGAAAATGCAGAATCATCAAAATTATTATATACTTGTTGTGATAAACTCTGACTAGTTAAAAATACATATGGCGACTCTAAAGTTAATGTTGTATCATTTAAAACTTTTGTAATCTTAGATGTGTATATAGGAGTTGTTGGTGGAATTACGTTTGGTATTGGAACAGGATTAACTGGAGATGTAACTGTTAAGGTTCCACCTTTCATATCTGAATTAAATTTACCTCCAGTTAATAATAATTTTGAATTATCATTTCTATTAATATATCTTACAGTACCAGTATTATATGTAGCTACTTGTGAGCCTCCTGTATATGATCTATCTAATTGTACCCCAATTTGTTCTTCTATTATAATAGTTGGATCTTGAGTAAATATAATTTCTTCTTGGTTAACTGATGCTGGTGAAACGGACACAGTTTTTGTCCATAAAGCGTTAATTTTTCCAGTATATCTGCTTGGTACTATATTATTATTTAGTCTAGTTAATTCAGTACCTAATGATATAGTTGCGTCGCCTTCCGGAGTGTCTGGATATATATAAATTGCAATTACTCTAGAACCATCATCTTCTAAATAATTTATTATTTCATTATATATAGGGTCATTATTTGAATCTGTTATTTGTATCTGCAGAGCTGACCCAACAGTTAAGTTTAATGGATTTCCTTGTAACTTAATTATATTTTTTCCAGCTGTTAATGTAGTAGGAAACTGTGTTATTCTAAATATATCTGGAGATGTATTTGAAGTATCTCTAAAGAATATATCGTTGTTTCTTGAGTCCGGATTATTTAATATTCGTTTTTTTGCCATCTGAATACATACTTCTTCTTTTTAATAAATATTACGTATGTATAATCTGGCTAAAATTATCTATCTTGTTTACTTCTATTAAATTGTCTACCATATCTTTCATGGATTCAACATGAGATATAATAATTGAAAAATCAAACTTGGTTCTAAAATATTCAAATAAATTAGATACAGACGATATATGTTCCCTATCTAAACTACCCCAGCCTTCATCGATAGCAATAAAATTAGGACGTGGTAAGGCAGATACATTAATTAATGCTACTCTAATTGCTAATGACGACATAAAACGTTCCATACCAGATGTTAATTCTAATGCCCAAAAATTATCTTCATCATATATAATATATCCATTGATATTTCTACCATCTGTATTTAATACCATATTAAAATCAACAACTTGATCTAAAACATTATTTATTTCAGTTTCTATTTTAGGCAGTGCTTTTTTAATTAATTCGTACGGGACACCATCTCTTTTTACAGACTGTAAATAATATTCATATGCTTTATATTCAGTTTCTAATTGTTTATATGTTTCCAATTGTTCTAAAGCTGTTTTCTTTTTAGTTTTTGCAACTTCTATTTCACCATGATTTGATTTAACTTTATTAGTAATAGTTTTCAATGTAGCTGCAATATCTAATATTAATTGTTTTTTACTTTGTATTTTTATATTAATTGTTTCATTATGAGTAATTGCAGATTCATTTTTCTTAAATAATTCTTGTCGTTCATTAGTTGTTTCTAATTCAGATTCTTTTGTTTGCAAATCACTTTCTAATACTTGTAATTGTAATTCTTGTTTTTCTATTGTATTTTTTAAATCATATTGTTCTTGACAATCATTAAGTAAATCTTGAACTATATCTCGTTTAGATTGTAGTTTGGATAAATTTAATGATGTTTCGTGTGCTAATTTTATATTTTTTGGTAATAATTCTTTTGCTTGTTCGGCTTCTTTAACAAATATATTAGATATACAATAAACGCATGTATGATCATATTCATGTGTTTTTAAATGATCAATTTTTTCTTTTTGTAATTTAATTAATTGTTCTAATTCAGTTAATTGTTTAGTTACATGTTTTATATTATTATTAATAGAATCTTTTTCTTCTTTTTTAGAAATAAATTCAGATTTAGGAATAGTCTGTATTGAATTAATATCAACTTTTTCAATTATATTTTCTAGTTTTGTTATAGATTTTTCTAAATGCTCTATAGTAGTAATTAAATCAGATTCTGTTTTTTCTAATTCATTAATATTAGGTCCATCATATGAAATAGGTTGTTTTGTTTCAATTAATTCAACAATTTCATTTTGTAATTTATTTCTAGATTCTTGTAATTCAGTGTCAGACTTTTCTAGTTTAATAATTTTATCTTGATTTGCAATAATAATATCATCTGATTCTTTTATTATTAATCCAAAGTCTGTTTTTTTATATTCTTTTAATTTGCCAGATGTTTCTTTTGATTCTTCTGCGGCTAAACTATATAACTGCTCAAATACAGTTGTGTCTAAAAATTGCGATAATAAATCTTTTCGCTCACGTTGTGATTTTTCTATAAAATTATTATTATCTGCTTGTAAAGAAAATGCAGTTAATATAAAGTCGTCATATGTTCCTAAATATCTTCTAATACTTTTATTAGTATCACTTCTTTCTTCGCCATTTAAATTTTCAGTTTCATTATAAAAATTTACATTTACCTTTACATGGCCATGTTTTAATGTTATTCCTTCACGTTCAATTGTATATAATATATTATTCAGTTTAAATTTAAAAATACCTTTAAAGCTAGATCTTTTATTATTTAAAACTTCTTTTGATTTACTTGTTTTACTACATTTATCAAATATCGTATATGTTATAGCATCTAATAATGATGATTTACCAGATGCATTTGCTGCAAATAATCCAATGACGTCAGATAATTTTGAAAAATCTACTTTATTTTTTTCTCCATATGAAAACATATTATCAAATTCAAATGAAACAGGATACCATGTTACATTTCTAACTGATTCTAATACAGGTAATTTTGAATTAATTGTTCTATTAATATGCCTAATAGCATCTAACTCATTTGATTTTGCGTCTGGATGATGTTCTTCTATATATTTTGTTATTAATGTATTTTGGTGTTCAACATCTCGAACATTACCAATTGCAATTGATCCATCTGCATTACTATCAATATGATTTGCAGTACGTTGTATTGATATATCTTGAACTTTATATTTTTTTCTAATTGTAGCAATTAATTTTTTAATATCAGATGCATCTGTATCGGTAAATTTAATTCTAACTCTAGGTTTTGTAGGTACTCTATGTGGAGATTTTGTAATTTTGCCTTTTTCTACTTCAAACGTAACATATCCATAATCATTTTGTATTTCAACAAATTCTGATGTACGATCTGGAAGATCCCATACTAATATGCCATGATCAAGCACTTCTCCATGATTTTGTTGAATTAATGATCCAGGATATCCAATAGTTTTTTGAGTGTTTAAAAACTGTGCAGGCTTATGTATATCGCCTAGTAATGTTAAGTCGTGTCCTTCAAATAAATCAGTAGTAACATGTTCATTAGATATTTTAAATCCAATATCAGTTTTAGCATTATGTACAGCTCCGTGATGTAATGCAATTTTATATGCAGCTTTATAATCAGATGCATTAATATAATTTTTAGGTGCTACATCTACTGCCATATGATTAAATACAATACCGGCCATTTCAAATAATCCGTTTTCTTTAATAAAATGAATATTTTTATTCTGTATTACATTTAATATTGGTGATAATGCATCCATTCTATATAAATTATTTAAATTCATATCATGATTGCCTAACATTACAATGGTTGGTATATCAAATCCATTAAAAAACTTTGTTAACATATTTATTAATTCTGGAGACATATCTAATTTTGAGTGTACAATATCACCAGTAACAACACATATACTATTTCGGGTTGTGTGTTGTGCTAAATATAAAAATAAATTATCAAATACTTCTGTATATTCTTTATGTCGTTTTAATGTACGAATATGAATATCTGAAATGTGAAATATTTTGTCAATATGTGTTATATCAGTATTTAGTTTTTTTATTTCCATATTAAATTCATTCTTAATTCCATTAATTTTTCAAATGAAAATTTATAAGTATTTTGTATTTGTTCTGTAATTTTTTTATATCCTAATTCGTTTGGATCTTTATCTTCTAATTCTATAAAATATACATTTAACCCTTCTGACATAAATCGTTCGGCTATATTTAATGCATTTCTTATTGCATCATTATCTAAACATATATACACATCCTTTACACGTTCTTCAATAATTTTTTTTTGTAACATTGGTTGTATTATTTTACCAAATAATGGTATCGCATTTCGTTTTATTGTAATAGCATCAAAAGATCCTTCACATAATACAATTGGTTCATTCCAATTAATTAGCATTCCAAATCCAATTATATCTTTTGAAACTTGTGGATTTTTATGTTTTTGTGTATCATTTTTATAAAATGCTCTAGATACAAAATAATTTAATTGTCCATCTGCATCATAGCTAGGTATAATAATTTTACCAGAATATTGTCCGTCTTCAGCATACCCAATTCTATATTTAATAATATCAAATACAGAAACACCTCTATATTTTAAATAATGTATTGCGTTTCTATAATCTGGTGTTTTTTTTGTTATCCATAATGGTTTATATTCGTCTGGTAACTTTAATGTATATTCTTGTTGTTTTGTCTCTGTATTTCTATATTTTGTTACTTCAATTAACTTATTTAATTTTTCAAATGTTTGTCTAGGAACTTTTAATTGTTTAAATAATGTTAATATACTTCTACCTTTTTTATCAGATATCCAACAATGCCATGGATTCTGGCCTTCGGATGTTGTATTTAGATTTACTTCTAACTTAGGTTTATAATGAGAAACAAATGGGGAGAAAAATGCAATATTATCACCAGACGTTTGTTTACCTTTACCTAACACCGATTCTAATAGCTGAAGTAGTTTTAGATTTGTCATATAATAATATTATAAGAAAATTTTAGTAGAATTCAAAGTATGTGAATCATTATATTATAGTTAGACACAATA